ATGTTATATTGTTATATACATAAATTAATTCATCTTTATTTTTATAAATCCATTTAGATGCACCGTTTCCATTTTTATAGGAATCCATATGTCTGTGAAAACACAATGGGGTTACATGCCATTCTTGTGGTGATTTTACCATATCATCATAATAGACATGATATCTCAAACATTCTGTTAATTGGATAACAAATAGTGCATCTTTTGCAATATCTCTTTTGATTTCACAAAATTCAAGAGTTCTCCAAGTAATAGTATCATTCCCACTACCACCTTTTCCTAAATTTACAACTTTTAAATTTAATTTTTCTCCTAAAAATTTAGGCCATGCTCCTTCATTCCCCAATAAATGTCCTTCTGTAAATGAACATCCGTTTGTAACTAAATATTTTTTATTTAGCATTATATTTTTAATTTCAATTTTGTTATCAACTTTTTATCAGTACCGTATTTTTCACATACATATTTTATATACTCTCTACCTTCTCTCGTTGCATACAAAACTTCAACATAATCTATTGCGTGTCTTTCTGAACAATCGTATTCTTTTTTAATCAAATCAACTAAAAATGATTCGTATTTTTCTTCACCCTTTCCTTTGATGTATTTAAGATAATACTTACCTTTGGGTATGATACTGATATACAACTTATACATTTCCTTCGGTTCTAATGTTTGAGTCAAAGGTAATATAGTTGCAATCAGTTCTACCCATTCTGGTTTCATGGAAAGAAATCTGTTAATCATAAAGTTGCTCCACGACTTAACATCTTCCTCTGTAAGTTTATCAAAATACTTTGGGTCTTGCTCCGATGTGATTGCAGCAATGTGGTCAAATAGTTTTTTTCCTGCCATTATTATACTATTGATGATGGTGTATCTCTCAATTCCAAAGGTAATAACTCCTGCAATGCTTTTCCACATTGGGTGCAAAGATACATTTCAATTGGAATGATTGAATCCTGTGCGTTACCAGTCATTATTTTACTTAATTTTTTAAACCTATATCCTGGCATAAATGTTTTATTTCCACATTCACACGTCATATCTCTCGCATCATTTAGGCTGATTCCACTTGGTAATCCCTGTTCCATTATTTTATAATATTTAAAATTTGAATAATTGTACTCATAAACACTATTTCTTTATCTACTACTAATGCATCTTTGGATAATCCCTCTGCAATAGTTAAGATTACATTTGCCGTATTTCCTGCTGCGTATTCATCTACTCTACTATATAACATAGAATACATTTCCGAATAATCATTCAATCGGTTATCTGCAACTGCTTGTCTGATATTCATAAACATATTTCTCTTATCATCATTTGCTTTCAATAAATCTACCAACTTTGTTTGGAAATTAGATTCAACCATAATTTGATGGTCTACTTTTAACTCTCCTTTTGCAGATTGTAATTGGCAAGTGTTTAGAATTCTACGGATGTCTGGATAATATGAACTGATAATATCTGCTACATTCTTAACATCGTATTTGATTTTTTCAGCATCTAAAATTCTAGTGACCTGAATTGCAACATCTTTCTTTGTGGGTGGTGTGATTGCAAATGTTTGACATCTACTTTTAATTGGGTCAATAATCTTTTCGTGATAATTACAGGTTAGAATGAATCTACAATGTTTAGAAAATGTCTCCATTAAGTTACGAAGGATTGCCTGTGCGTTTGGAGTCATATAATCAAACTCATCTAATATAATCACTTTAAATCCTGCGAAACCTACTGATGATGCGAAGTTCTTAACCTTTGTTCTTACGGTGTCCACATTGTTTTCATCCGATGCGTTGATAATCATACTATCACACTTAATTGTATTAACGATAAGTTTTGCAAGTGTAGTTTTACCCGTACCCGCTTTACCATAAAACAATAGGTGTGGAATATCGTGAGTATCTAAATATTGTTGGATTGTTTCTTTTACTTGCTCATTTCCTACATAATCTGCAAGTGTTTGTGGGCGGTATTTCTCCACCCACAAAGTATGTTCTCTTTTGCTTATATCGTTTGCGAAAAAACTCATAGTTGTTTAATTATTGATTCTGCTAATATTTTGTGTCCTTCCATACATAAGTGAGTATCATTTGAAGTAGCTATATGGTATTTAAATTCTTCTTGCTGATTTATAAATAGATTATGTTTTTCAGCCCATCTTCTAATCATATATTCACCATCAACCGATAATCCGTATTTTTCAATTTGTTCTTTTAATAGTATGCTTTCCCATTCATCACTATGAAATATAATTTTCAATTTATTAGGATAATTTACAAAAATTTTTTCTAATTGTAAAAAGTATTCTAATTGGATTTTTTCAATATTCTCAATCGTATAATTAACATCTTCCTGTGTTATACGTTTTTCTCTTATTAATGATTTGATAGTTACCGGCAATCCTTGCCATTCCCAACCATTTGTAAAATATCTATTAAAATGTGTAAGCTGAATTATAAAATATTCATATTCATCTATTTTTACAGATTTCAAATCATTCAATATTCTTCCATTTGATTTGCTGCTTAAAGATTTATTCGTTTCAACAAAATCAAAATGATTGGAAACAATCGCACTATATCTATTTTTTGTAATGAAATCTATATCACTTTTTTTGAAACCATATTTACTCATACGGTGTTCATTAAAAATATCTAAAGAGTTACAATACAATTCTAATCCTTGCCCCCAAGTATATGAACATCCATCAAAATATATTTTTTTCATATTATTTTCCAGTTGAACCAAATCCACCTTTACCTCTTTCGGTGCTAGATAATTCTTCTGCTTCTTCAAATCTAATTGTTGGATATGGTAGGATTATAATTTGTGCAATTCTATCACCCACTTTATAAAATTCATTTGATGTATGTTCTGTATTTTTTGTTTCATCGTAAAATCTTTCACTACCAAATATTTTATTAAATGTAGCTTGCAGTTCACCTCTATATCCACTATCAATTACCCCAACCGAATTACTTAATTGTAATCCTGTTTTTCTAATTGATGAACGAGGAAATACCAATCCAACAAATCCTTCAGGTATTTCTAATGCAATACCAGTACCATATGTAATATGTTCTGGTGTATCTTTAATAATTTCAGTTGCTACCAAATCCATCCCAGCATCACCATACTTTGCATATTGTGGAATTACTGCATCTGTATGTAGTTTTTTAATTTTAACCGTTTCCATTATCTTGTTCTTTTCTAATTTTTTTGGTTTCTTCTGAAATAGGTCTTGCAAATATTTTAAACTCCATACCATTTTGCTTAAAGGTTAATACATCACCCTCTGCAGGTTGTAATTGTAGAACTAACGGAGAAGGTTCTGTATTTTCAGTTTGCCAACCAAATACTACCGGTTCATTATTAAAAAACTGAAAACACCATTCTGCATCTGCGATTGGAGTTGCTTCAGATACACCAATACTACCTGCATCCTGATTTTGTAATTTCTCTTCCGGAAATAATTCTAATTGCTTTTTCATTGTATATAATTTATTTTTCGTAATTTAGTTTATTTTTTTTATATTTCAAAATTTTCTTTAATATATTTGTATAGATTTTTTGCGTATTCTTCATTTTGAAGTGATGTTGCGTGTGTGTGACTATCTTTAAAATTTGGATAATCACCATCAAATCTACTTTCATCGGTATATTCCGTCCCAACAAATGTACCATTCCAAATAAACGGAATTTGTTTTGATTTCAAATAATAAGTTATTAATTGGTGATTTTTATACCAATTTATAAAATCTTCTTTATCATTTGATGATGCAATTTTATTAGCCCATATCATTCTACCTTCTTTTTCTTCATCAAAATATCCCCAAGGATTTGGGTGGTATGGTTCTACATCACCATTATCTCTGTAGAATTCTCTCCTATGAGGATATGTGTACATCACCAATACTATTGATGGTTTTAATTCGTCTACCCAAGTTAAAATACTTCTGGCAATATAATCATTACTTCTACCACTTATACCCAAATTTAAATCAACACCATTTGGTATCATTCTAGATAAACAATGTGACCAAGTTTGTCTATCATGTACACCTATTCCTTCAGTGTGAGAACATCCAACTGACATTATTTTCAATCCTTTCTTTTTAGGTGAATCACCTCTAAATCCTAACTCATTGAATGTATAATAACAAGTTCCAGCATCTGAACCGTTTCCTAATAATTCTTTATTCTTTCTTTCTTTTAATAGCCACTTATAACTTGCTATATCAAATCCATTTGGATTCCAAAATTTTAAACTTTCCATAATTAAAATGTAAAAAACTTTTTCGCAGTTTGTGTTTCAGTTGATGCTTTTTCCCACTTCAATGCTTTGTAAAAATCATCTAATTTGTTTTCCAATTCTGCTTTGAAAATCATATCTCTATCTACATATTGTTCTACGAAGTCCATAATCTCCTTCGGGTCATTGTAATCTTTGAATGCAACCGTATCTAATCCTAATGGGTTTTGTCTTAAATACACCCACTTAACCTTATCACCATCTCTAATTGGTTCGTGTTTAAACGGACAATCAAAGAATTTCAACAATCTATTATATGATATACCTGCTTTAACGTGCGCAGGAGTTCCTTTATCAAAGTTAGCAATCTGTAATCCACTATCTTTTCTCCACTTGCCATTATCGTATTTACTTAACTCCTTAATAGCTCCACCCTTCGCAATTTTATTAACAGGTAAAGTCATCATACTCTTTTTGAAATCCAATAACTTCTTATCAACATAATCATTATCTTTTCCCATTAGAATATCTTTCAGCATACCACTCATATAATCCTGAAATGCTTTTGGGAACGATGAACGAACTACATCCAATCCTTTAACATCTAGCTTATCACAAGGAATACCATTTTTTAGAATCATCCATTGTGCGTATCTTTTCTTTGCTACCCAAAATCCTGCTTTACTAATGTATTCCTTCTTAATTTCAAATCGATGTTTATCTTTTGGAATACAGAAGAATCTTTCCGCTAATAAATCATAAAATGAATTCAAAAAAGTTTGGGTTTCATCTGCTATAATGTTGACCTCCTGTGCCATTCGGTTTTGGTCAAATGTTTTATATTCTGGATAACGATGTTTTACCAATGGTTCTGCCATCATATAGATTGAATCGGTATCGATATACACATTGTAATCTTCTTTAGTACCTAACTCCTTATTATATTTGATGTTAGCCATTTCAGCAGTTTTCTTAATTACAGTCTGACCCGTAATCGTAACCGCTTCTGCATTATCAATATCATAAAAACGAAATGCTGGTAATCCTAATACTCCATACATCGAGTTTAGAAGAATCTTTTGTACCAATTGTCTTTTAGCATAGAATTCATACTTTTCGGTATCACCTGCTTCACCATATTGCTTCTCCAACTTTCTGAATTCAACACGTTGTTTAAACCATGTATCCAAAATATCTGCAATCAATCCTGGTTTATCCTGATTATACAACACTCCGTTTGCAGCTACTCCTAAATTACTATCTTTGATTACATCTTTTAATTCTTCTTTGGTGTAATCATATGTATCACCACCTGCACCTACAATCGTATACCTATTATTTCCACCTCTAACCCAATGTTCTGCATCCCAATCTTTAATCTTTCCAATTTTGGTTTCAGGTGAAATGTTTAGGGTCATAATGATTGATGGATATAGAGATGTTAAGTCCAAGTCATAAATCCAATCATACTTTCCAACGATGGGTTCTTTTACATACGCTCCGATGAACTTCTCTTCGTTATTATCACGAAGTGCCTGCATCTTCTCTTTCCTATCCTTTGGTTTATTTGGTGCTACTAAACCTTTCTTTTTCAAATACGCTAAACACGCACCCTCTAAATACTTTGATGAGAACATATAATCTTCATACGGTACAAATCCAGCGTGGCAGATTGCTCTACATAACTCAATGAATTGTAGTTTCTCATCCATTGATACAACCAAGTCTACATCGACAATGTTGTACTCAATAAACTTTTCTAAATCATTCTCAAACAAATCATCCAAACTTCCTTCATACTCAATCTTACCTCTACCCAATTCTTTGGTAGCAATGTGATTTAGAGTATAGGATGATTCTAATCCATAGTTATAGTTCTTATACAGATTGATATAATCTAAAATAGATACACCCGCAAAACTCCACTTCTGTCGGTAAGGTGAATAAAAGGTTTGTCCAATTGGAGATAATCTTTTAGCATGTCCCTCCCCACATACATTCTTAATACGATTGTAAAGATATGGAATATCAAAGAAATCAATGTTCCAACCTGTTAGAATCGTTGGATTAACTTCTTCATAATAATTAAGAAATGCAATTAGAAGATTTTTTTCATTATCAAAAATATGCAGTTTGACATCTCTACCATCTTTACTGAATTGTTTTGCATTGTTTTTAACTTTCCTTGCTTTATCTAACACAAATACATCATACAATTTAGTCACACCATCATGCGATGCTATTGCAGTAATTTCATTTTGTGCAAATTGAGTATTAGGCAACCCACTAACCATTTCAACTTCTATATCAAAGGTCATTGTTCTGTTTCCTTTTGATGGAGTGTCGGAATCGTATATATCAACTAATACTCTAGTGGTTTCGGGTACATCTGATTCAAACAAATCTTCAGCTTCATCCTTTTCCCACTTTGAAATACGAGTCAATCTATCACCATGCATTGATGTATGCTGACCGTACGGGTCTTTCTTATATGCATACTTTCGATATGGGAATGTTTGATAACCATTTGTATCATCCCATAGATGGATAAGATTTTGGGTTCTTTCGTAAAATATATTTTGGTATGCCATTATGTTTAATCTATACCCAATTTTTCACACAACTCATCATAAATTTGTTGTCCATTTTTAGACAATCTATGATAATCGAATCCCAAATCATGTATCAATAATTTAATCTCTTTTAACAAGTCTCTAGTTGCACTTTCACTATATGATGCTTTCATTTTTTATAATTTTTATGGTTTGTAGAAAATAAAGATTGGTTCATATTTGTAAGATGTACCACCTATTTTCATACTATTTTTCACTCCACTCAAATCTACCCCAGTCATTGGAGACATTGTCATTCTCAACTTACCTTTATACTCCATTCCTAACTCAACCAATATATCAATTGAATCTTGCTCCAACGTCCACCACTTATCAGAACCAACTTTAATATCGGCAATGTTCCAACAGATGTATCTATCGTTTCGTAAATACTCATACGCAGTTGTTAAAGTAGGTAGTAGGAATCCATCTCTCCAACTATCGTAATTATTGAACTTCTTAAATGATTGAGATTCATCATCTGAATATCTCTCTCTATCAAAGTAAGGTGGTGATGTAAATACAAAATCTAGTTTACCTTTGTATTTCTCAAATCTGGCATCTAAATGAATTATTTCAGAACCCGTTGTAAATATTTCATACGTTGATTTATGCCCCCAAAATGGATTTGCAGCTCCAGGTACTTTACTATTAAAGAATTCACCTAAATACTCATACCTAGTCTTTTGAATTTCAGGAATAAAATTTTCAGTATTTGGGTCATTACCAATATAATGAATATTTCTATCATCCACACTCAATGCACCTAATATCCTACCACCCCAACCTGCCGATGGGTCATATACATTGATTACATCTTGCGTTTTAATGTGTTCTGTAAATCTTTGATACAGATACTTCGCAGTTAGTGGTGGAAAATTAACCGCAGCCTGTGTTCCCATACCAATTCTAAATGCTGCAGTTGCTTCTGGAAAGATAGTTTGACCAAACGGATATGTTTTAATCTGTATAGGTTGTTTTGGAATATCAACTAAATTGTCAATATTATCTCCCCAATCCGCAGTTTTAAGTGATGAGATATTTTCATACTTTAATATACCTGCTTTGTATAAATCTTTTACTTCCTGCGCAGTAATTGGTGGTGATGGTACTTTACTATCTGCCTGTGATAAACAAAATCCATGTCCTTCTTGAACTTCACCCGCTGCCCATCTTTCAATCCATTCCTTGCCACTCTGAATATGTGAGTTATGAA